TAAGGTGCGTTGGCGTCGGTCAAGTTGGCGGCGGTCAAATCGGCGGCGGTCAAGTTGGCGTAGGTCAAGTTGGCGGCGGTCAAGTTGGCGTAGGTCAAATCGGCGTCGAACTTAATCCCCCATTTAACAGCCAGACCTACCTTTAGCGAATACTCCGCACCCTCATCACAATCAATTTCCGCCGTGAATTTGATTGCGCCCGTCCAACGATTTTTAATGTAGAATTTTGTCATAGGTTTTTATTGCTGTTTAAAACATTCCACCGCTCCGGCAATTATCAGCAGTCCCCAAACGACAGTGAGAAGCACGGGGATCATGACCACCGTCCATTTGGGTAAGCCTGTTTCACGCCAGCATTCGGATTGTATTCCTTCGCCACTTCATTCGCGGCCCGCATTTTGGAAAGCTGCCAATGCTTAATGTTGACAAGCTGACGAAGAATCCAAGTGCGCTCGGTTTGCAGGCGGATGGCGATGTCGAATTCCACATTTGCGCCATTCTCGGCTGGCGCTGCCTCTCGCCCAATTAAGGGAAAATGTTTAGAGGCAGAAATCACAAAGTTCCTCCGTTTTGTAATATCCATGACCTGCTTCGTTTTGAAAGCGCACCGCGAAGCATGGTTCGGCTAGTTGCAAACCGTCCATGTATTTCACGACCGCAACAATCTTCACCCATTCGCCGGTCGTGCGGAGTCTCGCGGTCGCGTAAAGGTGCGCTTTGTCTTTTATCTCAGTCCATGTCGGCATGAACCGTTTGGTATCGAATGGAATTGTTTTCATTTGTTTTGGATTTTCTGCGCCTTTTCCACGATGGACGCGGACGCAATGTTCACTTGGGAAATTCCCGTTAGCTTGGCGATTTTCCTAAGTAAAACAGCGGCTTCGTGCGTTACGCGGACGGTCTTTGTTTTCATGCAGGGACATAATCGCAGATATTTTTGAGTCCGTCAACACTTTTCTCCACATTTGTATACATTTGTGGACAGGCCACAAAACGCTTGTGTTTATTGGGCTTTTACGGCAAAAGCGAAGCCATGATTGACGATTGGATAGCGGAATGGCGAAAAAAAGCGGCGGCTTATTATTTTATCGGCAAAAGACCCCCCTACGATTTGGCCCGGTTCATTGCCCAATTGGAAATCATCCGCGATCAAAAGAACGGCGTATCCTTCGCTGAAATTGAGAGAAAATCGGCGGAGATTATCCCGTTTCCGAAATCGCGGAAGCGAGCGAGCAGTCAATAATTCGTCGGGTTCGCAAACTGATAAAACGCCTTGAAATAAAGCGCGGGCAGATTTGTGCCGGAGAATTGCATGGAGACCGTCCCGCCGTTTGTGGGATATGGAGCCGTTCCCAAAACTTTCCAACCATTCGTCATCGTCATGCCTGCGCGGTAAACAAATCCCGCCCGAAGCCCTTGAATTTGCGTCGCCTGGAAATCAGCGGCGATGACACCCTGATTTGTAACGACGGTGATTACGTTCGTTGTGGCGCTCGCCATCGCCTTCCCCGCCGCGCTCGCCAGTGCCGCAGCTTTCGGCGATTGCAATTTTTGTCCCGGTATCGGCGGAATACCTCCGTGCGCGGCCAGCAGTCCAAGAATGACGATGCCGATTGCGGCGATGATGGATGGGTAAAGGAGCGGGGTGGATTTCATATACTCTTATCGTAAAGTTGGGACACATCAACCCACCGCCAGTGAAGCGCAACGGACTTCAAAAAATCACTCGGTGTTATCAGCGATGGATTCCACAACGGATTGAACAAGGGAGATCCCGCTCGGTCACAACCTTTCGCCACAAACGCGGAGCAAAACCAATGAAGCGGTTGTTGCGTCACCTTGTCCACTACGAAGCCCTCAAGTCCCTGCCAATCGTAACCGTCGCCGCGAACGGTATCAAACCATGCGCAGAATTTATCCACGTCAACTTGGGATTCGAGCACGCCGATTAATCCTTCGTCACGAAAGGCGTATTGATTCACGCCGAGACCGTTGCGGCTCGCCAGCGATTGACCGTTGCCGCGATACAACTCGACGTGTTTTGCGGGGCCGGTCACGCCGATTACATCGTCAATCAAATCGTTCGTGCTATAGAGCAGGATCGAACCGGGTTTGATGCTGGCGACGTCAGGCGGCATAACTAAAATTTAAACCCATAGGAAATTCCACCGCCATAAGTGGTGCCGAGTTGAGAGATGTATCCCCCCATCACCGTGATCGAGAGCTGGCCCGGCCCAAGATGCGTATTCCACGTTCCACCACCGAAGTTCTGCGCACCCACCGCGTGGTTGTTCAAATTGAGATACGGCCCGCTCTCGCCCCATGTATAGATTTGAAAAGCGGTATTAGTCGAACCAAAAAGGGAAAGCGGATTGATGGTTTTGCCAAGGTTGAGATTCAGCGCGGCGTCATAAAAGTTGTGGCGCAAATATCCCAGCGCAACCCCGGTTGAGATTTGTCCCGTGGATGTCAGTGGAATATGAGAATCGACCACGCCGCCCCAAGACGAGCCATTCTTGAGCGCGAAAGCATCAAGGCGAATATTTCCGTTCGTGGCAAAGTAAGGCTGATTGTCAGAGAGCCATGCTCCCAAATCGGAAGCGACTTGGCCGAGGCTCGCCGTTGTATTGTTCGTTCCGGCAACACCCTGAATGACGGTCGTAATGACCGTATTCGTGACCGGCGTATTGGTCACAACAATGTTAGTGACAGTCTGCGCCTTGGCCGTGAGCACGGACAAGGCGAGCGCGATACTGAGAATGAATTTTTTCATGATGTTTTGCTTTCGGTTGAGTTTGCTTTTACGGGTTCTGTCGGCGGTTGTAAAGGCGGAATTTGCGCCTGCGAATTCGCATAAACTTTGCTGCGAAAACCTACGAGCGCAGTTGCGCCTGCACCAACCGCTCCGGAAATTACTTTCGTCAGGAAGACGGCTTTCGGCGGCAGATATTGATAAACGCTATCGGCGGAAAGCGAAAGCTGAATGGAGCCGCAGACGCCGATGATAAAGATCAACGAACCATCGATGTGCACTGGTTTCATAAAATCACTTAATCCATTTTTCCCAAGCCCGGACAAAGAACGCCCCGATAAACGCGAGCGCCAGCGGCCCGGCAATTCCGCAACACAAAAGGATAATCACGGTTTTCATTCCTGTGAACCGTTCCTTGAGTTTCTCGAAAGTATAGATGCGCTCGGAAACGCTCCCCACCTTCTCGTTGAGGCTCGCCAAGGATTTTAAATCCAATTCCTCATGCGCCTTGAGGCGATCGTCATTTTCCGCAAGTCGTTTCAAAATTGTTTCACTCTGCGAAGCGAGGTGCTCGTTTTGCTGGCGCTGAATGGATTGCTGGTTGAACATCCATTTCTCCGAAGCAGTCTTGCCTTCGAGCAGCTCTGGTGGCACATCGGATTTGTAGGTTTGCATAAATCATTTATCGCTCGGCGTCCATTCGGGTTGGTGCGGGGTAGTCATTATTAATGTGAGGCAGTTGCTACGCCGACGATTGAGCCACTGGCCACAGTGAGTTTGTAACTTGGCCCCATGCCGATGGTTTCCGCCGTAGTGAACGTCAGCCCGGTGTCTGTGTAAATGCTGTTCGTTCCATCGCTTAAGGTGAACGTCGCCGCCGTAGCGCTAGTGATATATAACGTGCAGTTAAAACTATTCGTATTTGTCCAGCCGCTTGCCGCGACAGCGAATTGATTTGTGTTGTATGTTGTGAAGCCTCCATTCCTGCCACCCTGAATCAATGTGTTCGGGTCCATACTAAGAGTTACATGGACTGGGATGTTTGTCGCTTGGGTATTAGTTATAGCTCGCATCCCAACAGACCCCCCATAAGTTGCATCGGGGCATACCGTCAAAGTTTCGTAATTAGCTTGCGAATAGATTTTAAAAGACCCGACAGTTGAGCCTCCGCCATTGCCCCTTTGTATTGAACCAACAGTCAAGCCATATCCCAAAGCGTCGCCCTGTTCATTCTGAATAATCATTGTATCCAGCCCATCGCTTTGCATAAAGAATAGTTTTCCGGGATTACCACTCGAATCAGATTGAACCGTAATCGAACCATCTGCACCGATGGCCCCAAAATACTTTCCCGTTGTGTCGCGTGTATATAGAGGCGCAGGATTAACTGTAATATTGCTGCCGGTAGTGATTGTTCCAACCGGAGGATATACAGACGCAGTATCGTTGGCATTTGTAATTGTTAATATCCAAAACTGACTCGTTGTATTGGAAATAATAATCTGGTCGCCCGGATGCAGTTGCGAAAAGGTGCTGCCGCTACCTTTTATCCAGTCATTTCCATTGGTTCCAAAAATTGTTCCGTTTAAATTAGGATAAACATTTGAACCGTAGGTTGAGGAACTCATAATTACCGCATTAGTAACAATTCCCGCCTTAATGGTTCCATTCACCATCACATTCCCAAACGTCTGCGTCCCGCCAAAGGTACCGCTTGCGTTGTAGAGGGGAACGTTGGTCGAGAGCCGCGCATCGGCCACCGTCCCGCTGCTGACGCTGCTGCCGTTAAGGGACGTCAATCCGGAGCCGCCCCCGATAAGCTGCTGCCCGGTCAGCGTATTAACGACGTATGAACCGTTGGTAGAACCCGTCGGCGCGGCTGTGCTGCTGGTTCCGTTGCCGAAGATGGTGTTAGCGCCCTGCGGCAGGAAGTTGCTGCCGGACAAATTGGTCAGGCCGATGCCGTTGCTGTTCGCGAGAGCCGGAAGCAGGCCAAACTCATTATTCGTGGGGACGGTGCCACTGGAAATTGCCGAGGCGTTGAGGGACGTAAGACCGCTTCCGTTCGTGTTCGCCAGTTGCGGCAATAATCCCGGAAGCTGATTCGTCGGCACCACGCCGTTAAAATAATTCGTGCTCGTCCAAGCAAAAATCCCAGTCTGCGTTACCAATCCCTGATACGCCGCCGCGTTCACTGTTCCGGTAAGCCCCGCTGGAAATCCACAGTTCGTATAAAACGTCGTGAAACTCGCGTCGATTTCCAAAACGTAAACATAGCCCGCGAACAGATTCGTGAACGTGTAATTTCCGTTCGTATCGGTGACACCAACAATCGGCGTGGGAATTAAAAATTGATTCGTTGACGGATACAGGACTCCGGTGGGAGTGAACACGACGCGATCGCTGGCCGCTGGCAAACCCGCAAAGTTCGTTGCCGAAATGAGCGCGTTAAATTGTGTCTGCGCGATTGAGGATACCGCGCAGAACAGGTGCATGAAGATTGAGAAGACGACAAGTTTTACGGTGGGCTTCATGGCAGATTAATGAACAAGGATTTGACCTCCGACAATGCTGGCCCCATCGCCAGAACCGGCGCTGCGATTCGTGAATACATAGGTCTGGCCAATGGGAATTTCCATTGCCAGATAATTGGTTTTTGAAACGGCGAGCGATGTAATCAAAGTTGTTTCACCGAATTGATTCGTTAAATATCCCGCCGCCTCAAGCGACATGCAGGCCGCGCCCGCCACGCCCGTCTCAGAAAGCACGGCGTTTGCGCTCACGGTAATTACCACCGTATTAGTGTTGGTGTAGAGCTGGCCGGAAATGAAATTCGTTTGCGTGATATTTATTAGATTCGTCAATCCGCCGCCGTTGCCGGAGAATGTTCCGGAGAATGTTCCGCTCCCGCCGCTTGAGGGTTGCCCGCTGGCAAAAAGCAAAATCCAAAGACTGACGGATGAATCATATTTGAACAATGCCCATGAGTTAGAGGACAACACCACATCTACGCCGGTGCCGGTGAAAATTCTGTTTGCAGCCGTTGCTTCAAAGCCGTTCTGATTTTGGATTGTCCATTGGAAGGATGTGGAGTTTTGGACGAAATTAAATTGGTCGTTGTTTGGCGCGGCGAATCCAGCGGTCGTGAAAGCGGCGGTTGGACCGCTCAATTTAGTATTGCAGTTGGTGCCAAGCTGAACATCCTGATTCATGCCGTTGGCTAATCCAGTATTATTGAAACGACTGAGAATTAATTCTGCATTTAAGGTGTTCGTTCCAGTTTCGGTTAAGCCGAAGCCGGTTCCGTTGGTCGATGGAATAAAAGCCGCCGTCCCTATCAGATTGCTCACGGCGTAATTGGTCAGGCCAGAAGCATTTCCCCAAAACTTCGTCGCGCTGATATTTGCCGCATTCGTGATGTTTCTGATCGTGATAATATCTCCGGCGTCGTCGGTGAGAATATTACCCAAATCCAAACTGGTTGAACCGTCAACGATTAGTTGAGCCTGAACCGTTAACGTTCCATTGCCATCGGTAAAAATTCCCTGCGCTCCTCCGGTATCCAGAGTTGTGGCATTGGAAACATTCAGGGCACTTGCCTTCAATGTCGCCGAAAAGTATTTAGTGCCAGTAACCGTCTGGTTATTTCCCAACCCCACAAGCTGGCTTGCGATGGTTTTGGTCTGATCAATCGCATTCGTAGAGTAAGCATTCTCGTCCGCAATCAATCCACTCTCGACATTTGTGCGGCTGGCGATGTTGTAAACCGAAATCGGCACGACAACATTCGTCGAACCCCCGCCGCTGTTCGTCGAGAATGTCAGGCTCGCCCAAGTTCCGCTCGTGCTCGCCGTCAAACCGATTGCGGTAAAAACCAAATTCGTGATGTTCGTTTGAACGACGGTGACGCCATTGAACGGAACAACCGCGGCAACTACATTGTAAAGATTCGTCGCATTCGCGGGCAAAGTGTTTGTAATCAGAACGAAGTTTGCGCTCGGCGTGTTGTTCGTCCAAATGAAAGTGACGCTGCCAATGGTGAGCGAATTTCCATTGACCGGCGTATTCGTGATATTGAGGTTGCCGGTAACAGTCTGCGCTTGAATCGAAGCGCAAAACAAAAGAGCGAGAAGTGAGATTATTTTTTTCATGCTATCACGTTCCATTGTTCCGAGCCGTCCGGGCCAATCGTCAATTGCCGAATCAATGCGCCTGATTGAAACTGAATCTGCTTATTTGGCACCGGCCCGATTTGAACGAAAGTATTCAAAGCATTTTGCAGGGTCAAATAAACCACTCCGGGCCCTGCCGGTGTCGGATTGCCGGGCACGTCCAGCGAAGGATAGACGATTTGATCGGGTTGCGAACTTTGGAAAAGGGTTGTGCGATTTGTTCCGCCCGCTTGGAACATATCGAAGCAGATGTAAAATTGCAGACTCGCCGAGGTTCCCAAAGCTGCCAATACTCCCGCCGCACTCATGTTTAAAACGCCGGTAAAAAATGTGTTCGTCGGGTCGGGATTCATTGCGAGTGAAGTAAAGGAAGCTGGAGGTGCAGCCGCATTCGGAGCGCTCGCGCAACACACTAAATCCATTGACCAGCCCGCGAGCGATATGGCCTGCACGTATGCCGATGGATTTTGCGGGTTCGGAATTACCGGATAAACATTTATCGTCGGATTATCGAGGTAATAGAACGGCGGGATGGAAGTCGGCGAACCTTGATAGGAAACGAGCGTTTTTGTCGCCACATTGAAATACAGATTTAGCGGGAGCAATGCCATTTGCGAAAAATGCGGTCAGTCAATCAGGCGTGAAGAAAGGTAAATTGCGCTGAGATGTTGGCCTGCATTCCGTTGCTGGTTTTGGTCGGGCCGGGCAGACTAAATCCAATCGACATAACCATAAATGCGCCTCCAGCCGGAATAACGATGTTTGGCCCAGCTCCGCCAAGAATCTGATCGCCTCCGGTTATTGGCACTGACCAACCCTCGCTTCCAAATGTCGCCACATCTTGCAGGCCAACTTGAATTGACCCATTGGCAATCACTGGTGTATCGCCTTGGCTAAAACCAACGACCGAATATCCGTAAGCCGATGACCATGTGCCCGGCTTCATAAAATAAAGGCTGCGCACGGAAAATCCAGAACCGCGCGTGCAGCCAAATATCGACGCGCCGCCGCCAGGTCCAGCAATTAACATGCTTCCGGATGGATAATTATCCTGCAAATAGGAAAGCGTTGCTGCCCCGGAAATAAGATAGTCTCCCGTAAACCATGAACCGCCCGATACTTCTCCAGCCGTCGGATTTTGCGAACTGTAAGCAATGGGATTTATTACATTCATCGTCCCGCTATTCCCACCGAAAAGGCAGGACGCATTGATTGTCGGGTCGGCTGGATAACCAAAAACGCTCACGCCTAGAATTTGAAGTGAGGTCGCCTCAGCTTTGGTTGGGAATGAAGTTCCAGAACATTCGATATTGACCGTGTTACCAGCCAAGGTCGGCAGCATGTCCAAATCCTGCGCCGGACTTTGCTGGAAATCCTGTTCAGGCGATTGCAACGGATCGTTTGAATCTATAATCATGGCGCACTCTGGTCAATCTTCCTCGCCCACTGCCGCGGAGGACCTTCTTCGAGATACGTTACGAGCGTTCCTACTGTGACGCCGCCATCCGCAGCAATCGTCTTGATGTTCACCGCCGCCGCCAGGGCCATCGGCATTTGAGAATATGAGATTTGGTCAACCGGATTGGTGCAATAAACTTTCGTCACGCGCTGATATTCGGAGATGCCAGCACCGGATTTTGTCCGTGCCTGATATTTTAAAGCCACCGCCGATGGGTAGGTAAAATTCCAAATTGTGCCATCAAGCGTGGTTTCCGATTGGATGCTATTTCGCAAATGATACATCTTCGCCGCTCGTATCGTTGCTCCGGAAACCAAATCTTTCAGGACGATGTAATTGTCATACACCGACAACAACGTTCCGACGAGCGTCGGCGATGATGGTGTGGAAACTTGCGGCGCACTCTTTTCCCGTTTCACATTCGCGTAAATGCCGTCATGCCGATAATCGAAAGTCACCGTCGAACTGTCGCGCAACCGCCATTTTCCGTTACGCAACTTTTCGTGTGCCCATTGATCGAAGACTGCTTCCTCATCATAACCGGTAGGTTTTAGCGGGTCGCTGTTCATCGCTGTAAATAATCATCCGAGTTCCACCAGCCATACACATACTTCTGTGTGATGTTCAATCGGTTGTTTGCGGCATAACCCATATCCTGACGGCCCTTTTTCCAACCCCAAACATAATTGCCGAAAGTTATGGGGGTTGAGATGCTGCCAAGATAATTGATTTTGAAATAAAGGTATGAATTACCATTGACCGGCGTTGTCCAAATCTGGCCGTTGGTTATTTCGGAAAGCATCTCACCCGTGGTATAAATGTATCCGATGTATTCGTTCAAGGCGTCAGCCGCACCGCCAGCAATTCCGGTCCATCGATTCGGGATGTTGCAGGTGTGTTTCAGGACATAACCCGCGCCGACGTTGTCCCACTCGAATTCCGTGTTGCCGAGTTGGTAGCGAACGTAAGCGCGTTCCACGATGCCGCCAGAGAGCGGGGAAAGATCAACGTCATTGGAGCTTGCGGGCGCGTCAAAAGCTCCGTTAGGCGGCGTTGCAGCCGGATTATGGGCAGGCGTATTGCTGTTTAGATAGGCTAGGATTTGACCCATCTGATTTTCGGAAATCAAACCGGACAGGACACCCCAAACGGGATTGCTAAACAGATCCAATCGCGGTGAATCTCCTTCCAGTTCCCAAGTGTCAATCGGATTGTTCTGCGTCGCATCATCCGCCGTGATTTTCATCCGCCCGTTTTCAGTTTCAAACGAGACGGCGACGCCGTTCGCGTAAAACTGATTATACATCTGCACCATCGTATCGAACGAGATGCCGAGGATTTCTGTAAGAATCGTCGTGCCGCGTTGCGGGTCGCTCTTGACGGTTTGCTTTGAAATAATAGGCAGCGTCGTGCCGCGATAAGCAGGCTTCGTAAAAAGCGGCAGGACATTATATCCGTTATTGTTGGTGGCGATTGGCATTAGTGTTTCACGGCTCCTGGACGCGGGGTTTTTAGAACGGCGTGAATGCCTTTAAGTTCATGCAAGCTGGCGCGTTGAACATCGAGCATTCCAAAAACCGGCAAGCCGCCGATTTGCTGCAAGCTGTTTACTTTGCCATGCTCGACTTTCATGCGCTCGTTGGCCAACTGCGCTTGCGCGAGTTCCGCCTCATCTTTGTTTTGTTGCGCGAATTTCTTTTGCAGATCGGGGATCGACATTCCGATGTCCGCCGCTTTCGCGCTGGCTTTGGCCGCTCCTGATTCGGCGTCCTCCTGCAGCTTGCGCTTGCGTTTGTTTTCCTCAACGATGTCCTGACGGTCATGATATTGCTGAATGCGGCGTTGCGCTTCCTCGTCGGTCATGTCTTCCGCCGACTTCACCGCTGCGCGGCGTTCATCCTCGCCAATGCCGGTTCCAAATGCCCAGCCGCCGTATTGAATCGCCGCCTCTTTTTTTATCGCATCCCATTTCCCGCCGCCTTTGTCCAAGTGCATTTCGGCGGCGAGCGCGTTCGATTGCAGGTCTTTCAGGTTGCGTTCATCTTCTGCGGCCGTAGTTGTCGGTTTTACCCGCATGGCTTCGGCAAGTTTATTCCTGGCTTCCAATTCCAAACTCACTTTTTCATTATTGAGATTGCCCAATTCCGCCGCTCGTTCCTGCTGATTAATCGCCAGAATCTTCGCCTCTTTTGCGGCGGGATTACGTTCAAGCTCCGCGATTTTCCGCAGATGGTCGTAATGCTCTTTGGTGACGTCGGACACCCGTTTTGCGCGAGCTTCCGCCGAACCGTATTCCTCGACGGTTTTGCGCACGGCATCCGTGATTTTTTGCTGCGCGTTCGCGGCGTCGGAAGTGTGACGGAGCAACTTGGGAATATAATCGTCTTTCAATCCGGGCAAATCCAGACCTTGTTTCAAAACGTTTTTCAAACCCCAAATGGATTCATAAGCGGTGAGTGCGGCGATGGCGATAACCGCAAGGGCGCTGCCGATCAAACCGAGGGCGCCCGCACCGGCGGCTCCCTCAACTTCGGAAGCAGCGGCGGCTTCCATGCTGGCCATTGCTTTGGCTTGAGTTGCTTTCGCATGTTGAATGGCTGCTGCTGCTGCTTCCTCATCGGCAATGGCAACCTGCATGGCCGCTTCCGCGTCCATTTCTTCGGCTTCAAACGCCGCCAGCGATGCCCCTGCTTTGCGCGTGGCTGCGATCGCAGCGAGTCCCGCTTTCTGCGCTTGCAATTCCCAAGCGTCGGCCAAAATCCGCGCGGCGTTCGCCTGATTTCCGGTTAGTTTGGATAGCAGTCCAAGCCGGTCTAAAAGAATGGCGAATGAACCCGGAACGCGGTTCCAATTCCCTCGCGATATTTCCCGCAATAAAACCAAAGTCTCGCGAATTGCTCCGGAGCGAACATTTCCGCCGCCTTCAAGCCCCTGACGGATGTTGAGTCCAGTCTGATTGGCCATCCGTTGCACGGCGGCGAGTTCCCTTTTCATCGGGTCGGCGTTCGCGGAAATGATCGCCCACAAAGCTGGCATGTTATTTTTCCGCCTTTCTTTCTTCGGCGATTTCTTTCATTGCCTGCGCCATTTCCTCGCGCACTTGGCGTTCGCGGTCGTTCTGGATTTTTATGCGCCCTTCTTTTTCCAGTTCGACAAAATACATTTGCAAAGCGAGTCCGTAGGGCATCTCATAAACAGTTTCGTAACCGAGCTTCTCGCATTTGTCGGCCATGAAGCAAAGCAATGCGGGCATCAAATCGCCGCCGAGCATTCTCCCTTTTTCCAAACCGCCATTGGCAATCGCATCTTCTTCCGGCGTTGGCATCGGCGGAGACGCGCTTCCTTCCTTCCGGTATTGGCGGAACGGTTCAACCGCCGCTAAAAACTCATCCCGCGAAAGTAGAAAGTTCCATGTGCGCAACCAATGCTGACGCCGGGCGTATTGTGCGTAAGGGCGCGAGCAAATGAGAACCGCCCGCATGATGGCGGAAATCCGATCGTTAAGGGGGAGAGCATCGAATTCAGCCGAGGAAAGAACCGCCAGCGCATTCCGTTCCGAGCGTAAAAGGATTTCGTGCCCGATGGAATATTTTTCCATCGGCAAGCGCAAAATCCTGATTTGCTTTGGATGGGCTGCATCCACGAAAAGGAACTGATTCATTCATCACGAGGGCGTTGTGGTCATCAAAGTGTTTTGCGTCGAGTCGGCCCAGGCGCGGAGTTTGTAGGTGCCGTCCGCAACTTTCGTATTCTCTTGGTCCAGCTTCGTTCCGGAAATATTCTGCCAGGTGCCATTCAACGCCGCCATTTTAAAACCGGAAAGTATGATGTTCTGGTAGGGGGAAAGCATCGGCTGACCGAAATTAGAGAGGACTCCCGCGCCGGTGGACATTGGGACAGCGGCGTCTGCATTGGAATCCGCCACAAATTTCAAACCGATGTCGCCGACAATTTTTTCATCGCGCCCGATTGCGGCCATGGTGAATCCATTGACATCCTTCAACAATTCCTCATCCCACTCTTGCGTGAAATCCAGCTTTTGCTGAATCGGCCAGACAAAAACATTGACCGTTCCGGTGACTCCGGCCACGACTCCTTTACCGCGTTGAACGATGGTTGCCATAATCAGGTCGATTCAGTCTGGTATTGTTTCCAATCGCGGCCCGCGAGCGGCGGATAAGCTTTCAGAACTTCGGCGATTCTCTTTTGATCGCCAGAACGACACGCTTCGGTGTATGCCTTGTGCGCCGCATTTTCTTCCGCTTTGTCGAAATATTCCGGCAAACCTTGTTTGCTTATCATGCGTTCAGCCATAAAATTATTTGAAACGGTTGATGGTCGCCTGGACGTTGGTGCTTCCGTTGTTGGTAATCGCAATTCCGTAAGTGATACCAAAGGTCAAATTGGTCGGTAGCGTGTAAACGTAATCTGGATTGCCGGAATTGTTGGTCGTGATCGGATTGTAAGTCAAATTCGTTGCGGCCACGGTCTGATTTGTGCCCCAGGTTTGAATCAGTTGGCAAACGAATACGCCATTGAGGGTGAGCCAAGCGGTTCCGTTCCATTGATTCGTCGCCGAGAGATTGAGATTTGCAATCGTAGAGCCGGTCGCATTTACCGAGAGAGTTCCGGCGACAGAGGGCGAAGCGTTCGTTGCAGGAATGTAGGTGATGGCATTCGTTGGAAGAATCTGGCCTCCGGTCAAAACCTGCCCGCTGGCGACAGTGCTGCAAAAGCAAATGGCCAGAGCGGCAATTCCAAGCAATTTTTTCATCTGAAAACTTTGGTTAGTCAACCGTTTCAAAACATCGGGCTTATCGTGAGCGAAAGCGTGAACTTCCCATTTACGAATTGAGGGTGCGCATTAATCTGCATTGCCACAGAGTTCAATCCGCAAATCGCCATCTCGGTGAGGATAGCATTTTTCCAATGGTCGGGAATGCTCGTGTCGTTCTGGATTTCCTGCGCGAGTGACTCCTTCAAACCTTTATGCGCTTTGTGGGTAGAATCAATCCGCCAGCCTTTGGGAGATTCGGGTTTTGCTTCGGGCTTAGGTTCCTCTACGGTTGACGCCGGAACTTGCGGAGCCAGGGGAATGTCTTTTTGTTCATCGCTCATAAATCAATCCGTTAATGTCATCACAGCCTTGAGAAGCGTTGTGTTTTTTATCCGCACTTCTTTCCCGTCGATTTTGACGGTAATAAAATTGCCGTAAGGTCCCGCCTCCATTTCAAGGAATTGCGGCTCGCCTTCCTTGGCAATACTGCTCAATTTTATTGTGTGCGGTTTGAAGCGCAATGAGTTCATTATCGTTGCCATAAATCACGAAACGTTTGATGGACACGCGAGCAACTCATAAGTCAGAATCTCGCACCACGAACAGCCTTCTTCATCGGCCTCAATCGTGCCGTCGCCTTCCAGTCCTTCTTTTAAAACCAACGCGGTAAAATCCACCATATCGGCATTGTCGAGAGCGGATTGTGCGGCGACGGGATTTGCTCCATTGGTGGGATCGACGGCGAGCGCGCGGCCATATTGATTTATCAAATCGCACGTCGCCTGCAAATCCTGTCCGTTATTTGAACTCTGCAACATGGCATCGCCAATCAGGGCAACCATGTTATCGAATCCGACGCGGCCCTGTTGCGAAGCGGGGAACGCGGGGTCAATTGCCGCCGAACCTTTCACTTCAATCTGAATCTTCACCCAGCGATTGCCGGAATAGCTTGGGTCAGGGATTGAGGAAACGGAATGAATTGTTGCATTCGGATATGTTTTTGTCGCATTGACCGCGTAAGGAAGAATATTCGCGCCGCTGCCGCAATGTTCGCCAACCAGCATCGCTACGATTGCGCGGTCACATTTGCTGCGAAGATTGGAATAAGGAGATGCCATGCAAAAATATCAGGAAGTCAAGCCCACTCCTTATTAACCGGAGTCTCCAAATCTTCCTTGCCGGATTTGCGCAGGAAAAAATCCATCTCGCGCTGCCCTTGACGGTCCATTGCAATCTGCAAAGCGGGCGTCCCTTTTTCCATCAACGCGCGATTTTGTGACGGGTTTTTATTGTCCATGCCGACGTCGTTCTCAATCTGGCAAAAGGCTTTGGCATCTCCTTTCTTCGCGGGGATAACGGTTCCGAGCGCTTCAACATTTTGACCGCCGGAATCCACGTCGCTATTTTTTCGGTATCTGGCCGGCACGAGGCTCTTTAGCCGCTTCATACTCGCCAGCCAGCCCGCGCGTATAAAGCCGCTGGCGGCTCGGCGACGACCTTTGAGCATTGAATCTATCAGGCTGGCCATTGCGGCGCGTCCAGCCGCACGACCGCCCTTCCCAGTGGCATAAGGGGAGCGAGGCAGGTAATACCGAAATCCAGTGAGTTGATTGTATTTTGAATTGGAATTTGCCCTTGCTTGGGCGATGAGCACTGCGAGAGGAACGGTTGTTGTAACGCTGCCGCGCGTGTAATCGACAACCTTTCCCCCTTTCAAAATCCGTTTATTTTTTGACGGTTTTCCGCGCACTCCGATTTTCGGTTGCGTATCGATCAAAAATTCTCGGTTCACCCGTTCAGCAGTTGTCACCGGCGTATTTTGATAAGCTCCAAATGCAACTTCCTTGGCCGTAAAATTGCAGGCGTCGGCAGGGGCGGTTTTGGAATATTCCCGCGCGAGTTCAAATCCGCGATTCAATTTCGTCGCGTCGATTTTTACGGTTGGCTGGACAAGGCTAGGCATTTTGATTTAGCGCGTTCGCGGAACATTCGATCATCGTCGCTCCGCTTAAAATACGAAGTCCTTTGAATTTATATTTCCCATCGTTGTAGGTGAAAAAAGTATTTGCCAATGCCGCCGCAAGTTGCGTTGCATTTGTGATGGTAGGCGATAGCCATTGTGAAACCACAATCAGGAATTTCCCGTCATAAAAAAAAGAGAATCCGCCCGGTCTTAAAGGCGTGAAGTTTTCAACGGAGTTAGGCAAAATTGGATACTGCTTTTCATTCCATGTAATCATTGGGCAGTTATCGCCCTGTTCATTCTGGTAGGCGATTACGTCGTTTGCCTGGATTGCGTAAGGATTCATAAAATAAAACCGCCGCTAAGGTCGGCGAGAACCGTAGCGGCGTGGCGAGCCAGCAACCTAAATTATTGAGGGTCGGTCATCGCTTTCGCCAGCAAAACTCGATTCTGTTCTGCCGCCGTCGCGTTCCGTTCCTCATCGTTCTTTTTCGCTTCCGCCCATTCCTCGACTTCTTTTTTGACGCGCTCGACAACCTGAGTATCGGCGGCGTCGCCGATGCAACCGGCGTAACGCAGTTGCGCAATCAAGCGCTTTTGAGGGTCACGACTATCCGGCTGTTGCAATTCGAGTTCGGTCTTGGAGGTTCCCAGTTCGATAAACGCGCCCTTGTGGATATGGTTCACATTCAATTCAGAAACCTTTTTTCCAGTCAAAGGATGATTCGGGTTTTTATCATCCTTATATTTGACCGTTTTGGGAGCGCCTTCAATACTGTCGAGGATTTCGACATTGGCGAGGTCGGGAGTGCGAAAGAAATCGCGTTTGACAATCCATTTCATAGTTTTATTGGTCTTGTTTCTTGCCGATGAAGAAGGCGCCGACGCTGTTGGTTTGACCGCCGCCATTCATCCAATCGATGCCGAGATACCGGGCTTGATCGGGAATCACGAAACCAATAACTGCATAATTCGTTATGGTGAACGAACCGGAATTGGTAAACGGAGCCGTGGAATTGTAGGGCGTTGCAAAGCCCGCCGTTGCGGCTGTTGGCGTGGTATTCGTTCCCGGCAAAACAAAAATGTTGGTGGCCAACGGCGTCCCGGAACCGTAGTAATTGTTGGTGTAGATTTTTGACAATGGAACGCCAATGGCATAATTGGAAATGATGGTCCAATTCGTGCGGTCTGGCGAGCCGACAAGTTGCATGGTGCTGGTCGCGTTTTCCGAATTGGTGCTGGACATCAAAACTACGGCCCCGATGCCTTCGTAACCGTGAATGTCAATCACGTCATTGGTTCGCGCCGCTGTGATCTGTTGCGGCGAGGTGAGCACGGTGAAACGCGGTCCGGCGAACTGGTCAAATTGCGCTCGCGCCACAAACGGGACCAGGGCGAGCAATGCCACTGCTGCGATTCTGAAAAGGTATTTCATATTCGTTTTGTTCAATTGATGTATTACTGCGCCGACGAATCGGTGGAAATGCAGACCGCCTGCGGATGCCGCAAGAGGAAATCGCCCCAGGTATTCATGTTGACCACGACCTCGGCATTCGCGGCTAGCGTGTAGAAATCGACTACGATGTCGATGCCCGCCCACAAGCAATGCACAAAATGTTCAAAGGCGGCGGCGAGCATCTGATTGTTCGGGATCTGCTGGCTGTCGATAGCGGGCCAGCCGTTCAATCTTCCATCTTCCTCGCCTGTCTGGCCGACGCCCCGCCACAGTGCGGAATCGTAGCCGCTGACAACCGTTGAGGAGCCGGTCATCGTAACCGCTGCCGATTTCATCTTTCCCTTCGCGGTGCTGGTGGTAACATAAGCGAGAGCCTCCATGACATTCAGTTGTCGGATGGTTGTCTCGAAAAGAACAGTGTTCGCGTAGTTCGCAGCGCCGCCCCAAGTGATGGTTCCAATGCCATTTTGATTGAACAGCCCGGTCGGTTCGCTATTTGCACCTTGCCCGAAAATTCCCAGCGCATCCCATTTCAGGGCGAGCACTTTCATCATGTCATCGCGAATCAGGTTCTCGATGTCGGGCGAGGATTGAAAAACCAATTGCTTCGAGTAGGGAACGCGGTTGCCGACTCGGTGCGGAGTTGCGGTCAATTGGCCGAGCGTTTGCTGGCTGTTGGCAATCGCCTGGATTTCGGCGAGCGAATAGGCCGTCGAGGGCGCTTCGAGACGCGGCAGAATCACATTGCCGGTCAGGCCGGACAGCGTGCGCATTCCGACTTTTGACAGGACGATTTTGTTGCGCAACAATTCAATGACCGGGAGCAACCAGAACGTAGGCACCACGGCACCGCCCTGGCCGAATACGGTTGCCTGCATGTCGCGTTGCTGGAGGAAATCGCGCCCATACTGATTTACGAGCTTGCGATAATTGGACTTCGCCTCTTTTCGAGACATGCCCACATTTCCGATAGGAAATTCCCACGGCACAACGAATCCGTGGCTGTCAAAGCCCATGCCGCCGGGTTTGGCTTCGACTTCTTCACGATAAAAATTGATGACCTCACCTTCAAATGTTTTTGGGTCAGGCGCTAGGCCTCTGCCATCTTCCTGCTTGCGGACGCATGACTGAATGGCGCGATGAAGTGAGAACGTGGCCATTTCTTCCTCACCTATTTTGGCGCGGATGCTTTCGTTTTTTTCCGGTTCTGCGGCGGAAATCGCTTCCAAACAACGCACCTTGAAATCCGGCACAGTAGAATCGGTCTGCAACGCCTCATTGGCGAGGGCGGAAAGTTTGTCGCGCAGCAGGATCACTTTGTCACCCTCGCGCAGTTCTCGATTGCCATGCTTGGCGATATGAGCATCGGCGACGGCGGTGAGTTCCTTCGCGCGTTCCTTGTAACTCTTGGCCGTGGCTTCGGCGGCTTCCCTCTTGATTTTCTCCTGGTCAACCGTTGGTTCAGTTTTTTCGGCCATAAGTTTGTGTCGTTTTAGAAATTTCTGTTTCTCGCTGTCGTTTAATTTTTCAAAGTCAACAGATTTGCTTCGAGCCGATGTAAAATGCCCGTCGCCATCGCATTCATGGCAATCGCCGGAGCCTTCGCAATCGGGACAATCTTCGTCTGCTTCATCTTCCTCTTTTGCGCGGCAGCGGCAGCGTCCGGTTCCGTCGCAGCGGCCGCAACGATGAGTTTTGGAACGGGTCAGAAGTTCGCCTTCGATTTCTTCGCGGCTGCGACCGATGCCCACGGAATCATCGGCGGGAGCGACGGTCAGGAGTGAAATTTCGTAAGGACGCCAGCTATACCAGCGGATTTGCAAACCTTCGGGACCGTCCTCCTCTTTCCGCAAAAGGCTCAAGCGAGAGTAGCCAACACTGACAGGAATTTCGGACGGCTCGTTTTTGGCGCGCGTAACCCATGTGCCATCGTGAATGTGAATGTCGGCGCGGGTTTTCTTGTCAGCCTCAACTCGCGCACTGCCGCGAGCCACGTCGCCTATTTCCTTTTGGTCATCATGATTTTCGAGAACGATGCCGTTGCGATTTAGGAAACCGAGGTTGGCATCACCAGCGGCGTGGGAAAGCACTTCCCAAAATTCCCCGCGCGAATCAGTCCGCTTTACGAGAGCTTCGCTTGCAAAAGACAGTCTTACCGTGCCGGCGACTTTGTTGGGATGCTGCTCGATTGCAGCGATGCGGTAAAATGTTTCGACTTTCTTTGCCATCGGATAAATTCCGATAGTCAATCAATCGTGTCGCGGATGCTCCGGTTGTAAATGCAAAAGTTTTGTTTTCTTTCGCGGTTTACGCACCTTCTTTTTCCGAATGTTCGTCCGTGTGGCCATTTAACTGCGCTCGTTTCGCTGCCTTGAATATTTCGCGTCTCCGCATCCTTCCATTCCCATTCTTCGGCGGATTGTCTTTTTCGTCCGGTTGCGGTTGTGTCTCGCCCGGTTCACCTTTCTTAATCGTGGCAAGGGTGACTTCTTGGTGCAAGTCAATGCCGTGCTTTTTGGCGATTTCTTCCTCGCTGGAAAGTTCGGCAATGACTTCGCTGAAGTTGCGTCCATTCGGACTTTCGCGTAGAACTTCCCCGCGCGATTTGATGTTGCCCTCGATGGCGATGAGGTCGGCTTGCGCGTCCTGCACCGGCTGGATGTATTCCCAACGTTGCGCAAAGAACTGTGCGGCTTCGCAAAATTCCTCATAGCGGGAATAGGGCAAATCTATGAGTGTTCCGTAAAGCATCTCGCATTCGAGCCATGCTCCAAAATATTCCTCCACGAAATTGAGAATCATCAGGTTTTGCTCGACGCGGAAGTTCTGGCGCTCAGGAACCTGCGCGGAGCGAGCCACGCTGAAAGACATTTTCTCAAAATCGCCGGTGGTAGCCGCATAACTCAGCCCGGCTCCGACGGAGGTCAACTCGCCATTGGATTTTTTGAAAGCAGTCGCAGCTTCAATCGGGAATTTCGGGTCAACCAGATATGGCTCTTTGCCCATGTCGAGCAGTTCGCCGGTCGCGGGTTCAACCATCTTGCGCTTGTCCGCACCGCCGCCGCGTCCATCGCCGACATTGCTGTATTGAAATTGCGCTCCGGCGATTGGCGCTCCGGTTATATCATTCGTTGTAGTGGGATTGAAAAGCGCTGACGGGTCAGAAACATAAGGCATCCCCGTTGGATATTTCTGGATGATATAAAACGGCTTGGCGGCGCTCCAAATGGCGGCGGAAACGTGAGCGCGATCAAACTGGCGGTTCAAATGGAGATGCTGAATGATGCTGTCGAATTCAGGAAAGCCAATGTCCTGCTCCGCGCGGTCGCGCAGATTGTTGAAATGAATTATGTCATCGGCGGGGATGCGTTCCCGATTCACTTTGGGACGCGGGCCGACGTAGGAAAACACTTCTCCGGGATGACGGGTCAAAATCCAATAGTAAATCGGGAAATTGTAAATCGGGTCGCGCTCGATGCTGAACCTTATCGGGTTTCCATCCAGTGATTTTCCCTCATAACTTTCCTGCAAACGGTCGTTCTCAATCAATTCAATCGCATATCGGCTTTTGTTGTAAGGAAACATCCGATGATGACGCGCGAGAACCGAGCCGTCGCGTTTGATGGCCGTGTAGGCGCAATGGAACATTTCCATCCGGCTCATGTCGCGGCGCACCGTGCAATTCTTTTTCTTTCCCGCGCGTTCCCATGCTTCCTCAATGCGGTCGTTTAACTCATCATCGAATTCGATGATGCCTTTCGCCGTGCCTTTCTTTTTGACGCCCATTTCCAAACGGAATGGATCTTCGCCGCAAACGTTGTTGCGATAGGTGCGGTAGATGCCCTTCGATGTCGCATCATCTTTGGCGAGGGTTCGGGCGCGTCCGCGTCCGATGTAAATGCTGTTTAGGATTTCCGCGTTGGCGCTTTGAACCGTGGGAATGAAATCGAGGTTGAGATTGCTGGTAATCGCCGCCTCATACATGCGCTTCTGGCGCTGGTTGAATTCAACGTCCTCTTTGATTGCCTTCGCGTGCCACGGCTCGACGATGGATGGTTTAAAAAGCTGCGCGCCGGTAGGAAAGTCTTTCTTGCGGGTGAAAAAGGGGATTCTCATGTATTCGGAATAAAAGGATTCTGGATGCCGACACCGGGACCGCCGTAAGGAATGATATTGAACACCGGCACAATCTTGTTGCCGTTTGGACGGTTGTTTTTCGCGTTCTCCTGCGCGATCTCGTTCATGCGAAGCGTTTTGTTCCAAGCGAGTTGTTTCTCCAAGTCCATCCGTTTAATGCGCCGGATTTCTACCTGCTGAATGTTGGACTCATCAATCGAATGTGCGGCGAGTTCCTCCAGTTGCCGCTCCAAAATCGGAATCATCCGTTGCGCGTGAGTCGTCAGGTTTACCTGATTGGTATTCGTGCCGAGGTTCGGATTGATTCGGACATAATTTTCGTAAATGTTGTGCCTGAGATTCTGGCTATTGTTGACTACAAACCCTATGAGGACACATTCCCCCGATTGCCATGCCGCCGTTATCGCGGGCGTGACCGTGTAGGTAAAATAGGAATTTGTCGCGTCGGCAACCCCGTTGATTGTGATCGCCGGATTCGTCGGTTGATTCGCGCTGCGCAGCTCGTAATAGGAGGTCCAACCAGCGGACGGAAGAAAACAGGGCCAATATTTGGAAAAGCACAGGCTGTCGCCCGCCATGAATTCGAGCGGCTCTTGAGGAAAGTTATAAGAATCTGCCATCGTGACAATGGCAGGAAGTCAAAGGCTATGCTCCAATCGAATACGTCGCCAAGCCATCCATGTCCATTCTCACCAGTCTCATGCAGACGAGGTCGAGGTAATGGTTTGGCCGGTTGCTGTTGATTTTGTCCCAAATGTCCTTGCCGTTTTTCTGTGTTCGCCATTCCGAATTCAATTGCTGGTCGTAAGTGTAATCGCCGACTTCCTTCGCCTGCGTCTGCGGCGAAAGCATTTCGCGCCGTGCGGGAACGAGTTTCGGCATCCCCTCGCCGCCGATGCGCAGATTGAAAAGGCGCTCTTTGATTGTCGAATTTGACCAGCGATAAATCACCACTGGCACCGTGACTCTTTTTCCGTCCTTATCCAAGTTGATGAGCTTGGGATGACCCACGGAGTAGGATTTCCACGTCTTGTCAGGGTGCGGAAAGTTTCTCGCCTGGTCACCCATGAACGCTCGCCAGCATTGCGCATACATAATCGGACGCCGCGTGTAGGGATGAATGCCTTGCACCATCTCGTAAAATTGGGCCATGTTGTCCAGAATGACCGGAGTCCATTTGCGGCAATCGACGCAGACGTAATGATTGGGAATCTTCCATTTCTTTTGAATCTCTCGCAGTTTTTCCCAGCCGGTGATTTCCTTGCCATCGGCGGATTTTTCTTTGGAGGATAAAAAGCCACGGTCCATCTGAAAGCTGTCGCCGCTTTTGTTGGCGATGTAAACTTCATACCAGAAGGTGCCGGGTTGATCGACGCCATCGGTTTCGATTTTTTGCACGTCAATAATCAGCCCGCGCGAATGTTCATTCTCGATGATGCTATTCGGGTCGTGACTGCCGATGGACGTTACAAATTTTGGTTGGGAAAGGGATTTGTCGTAGAACACCGCGCGTTCCGACATATACCAATCTTCCATCGGCGTCATGTTGCCCATGCGCTCCGCGTGTTTCGCGGTCAGGAAGGACAGGACGGATTGTTCAAAACTGTTGTCGCGGGCTGCTTCTTTCGGATTATAAAAGCAAACTTTTTTCGGCGAGATGCCGTTGATTTTGTAATCCTGCCGGTAACTGTCCATTATCCGTTGGCGATTCTCTCGCGTATCGCGTATTTGTGTTCCGCAATGGTAACATTCCCATGTGGAGTTTCGGGCGCGTTCCTCAATCGTGCCTTCTTTGGGGATGGTCATGCCGCAGTAGGTGAGCGGTTTTGGCGAAGCGAATCCGTTGAACCTGTCGCAATCGGGCTTAAAATCTTCGGGCCGTGTCTGCGAAAAATCCCATTTGTTCATTCCATGACAGAATGGGCACGCCCAGGTTAAATCCACTCGCACCATTTCCTTGCAGCAACGGTCTAAATCCTCATCGGCGAGTCCAGCGCGGGATTCGATGTATATCTTTTTGTCATTGGGAAAGCGGTCGCTACGCTCGCGGGCCTTTTTCAGAAGTCCATCGGATTTATGCTGCCACGATTCGCTTATCCAGATTATCGGCCATGAAAGTGTTGAGGTGTTTCCATCGTTCAATCCCATGACGTGGATGGTTACGCCCGCGACGATGATTTTTGTTTTGGTGATTTCATGACGGTCAACCTCTTTCAGCATCGTCTTTATCACGGGATGATTGCGAATTGTCATCATCAAACGAGCGTCGCAAAATTCCTGAGCCTTTTTGTCATCCTCGAAATAAATCGCCATGTTGCGGCCAACGTGCTCGATGATATAAGGAGTCCAGATATCGCCGCCGACTGATTTGAGGGTTTGGGTTCCGGCGATTAATCCGACTTCGCGCACGTTGGGATCTTGCAGGGCAAGCAATGGGCCGGTGAGGTGCCGCGCGGAGGCGATGTCGAAAAATCCGTCCTGCTCTTTCGGGAGTGCGTCGTAGGCTTTGCCGACGAGCCTAAATCGGCGAGCATTTTCCCAGATGGATCCACGGAACGTATTGCCGATTGCTGCGAATCCGGATTTTAAAAGTGTGGCATCGGGTTTCACAATGGTTCGCGCAAATCATCCCACCATTGCCGCAATGCTTCAATAAATGTTTGCCTTTTGTTGGGAAGATTTGTTTTTCTCAAGAGGCTTTCTTTTGGTTGCCACTCACCACAGCAATAATCCTCCGCGATTACCTTTTCCATTTTGGGAAATCTACGGCATTCGGAATAAGTTCTTCCAGAGCAGTAGTGTAGAAACCGACAGCTTAGACAATTTTCGGGCAGGAATGGCCTACTAGGTTGGTGCTCCATTTATTGCCTCCAGTTTTTTTATTCGTTCCATAAGTCGTTGTAGAATTCCAAGATTTCTTTCATCCCGCCTCCCCTTCACACCGCTTTTCAATCCTGTCCGTCGTGTTCCGCGCCGCCGCCAAATCGAACTCGTAGAATTGTGCAACGATTTCCGGCGCCACTCCAAGTTGCTGCAATTTCTCCCGCCGCGCTTCGGCGGTGAGTGATTCAAGTTCCGTCCGCACAAAGTTGTGATACATCTTCATCGCGGCCTTAATCGTGTTCTCGCTTTCATCGCGCCGAATCCATTCGCCTTTTTCCCTCTCGAATTCCCACGCCTCCCGCTCCGCTGCCACAATCTGCTTGCTGGACTTCGCCGCGTGCGTTTTCTGCTCAAGCATCTCCAATTGACGCAATTCCTTGTCCGACTTCCCGTTTTTCGACGCCTCTCGGAGAACAGACGGAACGTATTTTTCAACCCATGCGAAACACTCGGCGACTTCAAATTCATTGCGGACGGGATCGGGCACCGTGAATTTTGGACGGTTCCCCGTTGGCCGCGTCTGCCAGCCTTTTATCGTCATCTTATTGCAGGGGATGCCGAACTTCTGCTGAATCAACGCGGCGAGGTTGTTGTAGCCGCGAATCTTTTTTGGAAATTTGATTGCGGGCTTCATTTGGGGAGCAATCTTCTCAACTTCCAATGGCCTTTTTTAGTTCGCCCTATGAATTGCCATGTTCCTTCAATTCCTTTCATGCCTGTGAATGTCAGGTTTTGTAATGGAGTAGGGAGTTCGCTGCCAAGAACAGGTCCCCATCTCCTATACGTCCATTTTATTTTTAATGCAGGAATGTTGTTTTTTGGTTTTTTCATTTCGGAATAACCCATTCATGTTCAAAGTCCAAAGTTGTTACCGTCTGCCCGACGCGAATTATCCTCCGCAGAATCCAGTTGTCGCCTTTATCTTCGCAGACGCATTGGACAAATTCAGAATCGGGCTTGATGCTTTTAAAAACGCGGAAAGGAATTTCAAACTTGGCGACCGGACCATCTTTTGCAATTCGGCTTCCGACTTCCAGTTTTGATAAAACCACTTGCGCTTCCGGACTTCCAAGTAGAACCATTTTCATGCCGTATTGAATTGGATGGTTCAATTCCACCTGTCTTTCTCCAACGACCGACGCCAGGCCTCATCCCATATTTCAAGATGCAAGGCGATAGTTTCCGCCGTGGCATTTTCAACAATCATCTCATCTATGAACAAATGCTTATGCTCATCGCAATCGAAGTGCGGCTCAATCGGACGCAGATTGCCAATCGCTCCGCTGAGTTTTTCGATGGCATATTCACGGTCTTGGGTTTCCTCGATGGTGAGAACTTTCACAGTGCTTTGACTTCCTCCCTCCGGTCCTGAATCCATTGCGTATCCGCGATGAAAGATTGCCGCATTGTCTCGCTCCAATCTGCAATCGGTATTTGCCGGACAACCTTCTCAAAATCCTTCCGCACAATCGTCACTTCCGCCAAAAACTTTTGCATCACGGAAACCGTTATCCGATTCTGCCGCTCGCCGCGTTCCTCAAGCTCAAGCAGGCCGCCAGCCTGAAACAGCAATTGCACGAACGGCGCGGCTTCATCCGGAGATTTTATTTTCTTAGGCAGTTTCCGCGCGATGGCGATATAGATTTTTGCGGCATTGAAATCGAATCCCAATTGCTTTTCGCAGTCATTATTGTTCCAAAAGTCCAGATTGATCTGCTCATGGTTGCAGGCGGTCTGCAAATGCAAACCGATTTCGCGGCAGAGGTTCGCAACCTCAACGGTGGTATGACCCAAGCATTCCATGTCCGTCTTCAACTGTTTGTGCTTCGCGCGGATGATGTCGAATTCCGCCCTTAAGGCTTCGTGGAATTTCTGGACGGAGCGCTCGCTGTAGGATGGGTTTGGGGTTCCGGTCATTTGGATATGTCCTTTTCTGCCCGCCCGTCTGGAATTAATATTCGCATCAAAACCGGCTGTTTTGTTTTGGGGCAGATTGCAAAGTGGGAGATATCCTCAGGAGGATTTAACAGCGGAGTAAACTTCAAATCTAGGTGGTCGTTCTGGCAACGCGCACAGCATCTTATTTGGATATTCAGCGGCTTCCTAGAAGTTATGTTTTTCATTTCAAATGCCTTTGCGCCTTTTTTAGAATGTGAGCCAAATCCTGCTCCGCAGTGGTGCGATTGAATGCCGCGTCAATGCGTTTTTGGGTTATCGGCGCAGATACTTTTTCTGTGGCGAGAGGATCGATCCCTTCAATCATTATTATTCTGGCAACCTCATTTCCGCATTCGTCCTCAATCATTGTAAATCCAAAAAGGTCTTCCGCTTCCCTCTGTCCAAAGCGAGCCGTCGCATTGTTGATTATAGGAACATCTATCGTTGATTGAAGCGCATCAGCCACCTCCCGATTTATGGCGGCCTGAAATGCTGCTCTCACGCATCCGTGGCTCATTTCAGTTGCTCCATTCTCGCCTTCGTCATTCCATTCCTGCCCGAATCCGACCTCTGCCCGTTGCTCGCCGGCAATGCCATTGCATCACGAAACATCAGTTTCACTTTCGTGACCGCCGCCTTGCGCTTCGGGTTGCGATAAAGTTTTTTGGCAACGTCCACGTCCGTCTCAACCCGCACCGTCTCTTTAGTCTTCGCGTCTTCGTATTCCAAAATGTCATTCCAGCCGAGCGCCAGGCAAAAGGCGTGTTGCGCCAAGATCACATCGCCTCTGTATTGAAATAGAACCCGAAAGATGCGCTTGAAAAATTCGCAGAGTTGCAGAAGTTCGGATTCTTTTTCCTGCTTCGCCGCGTCTTCCTCATCCATCAAAATCATTCTCATCGGGCCGGACTCGTTCAATGCACGCCGGAATTTTTTGATCTCGAAATCGGATGGTTTCCATTCCACGTCTAGCTTTCCGCGATGTTCGGCTTCAAATCGGGTGCGGCATTTCACGCAGACGCCAGCGATGAATTCTTTCGAGGGATTTCCACAGGCGGGGCAATTCTCCGATTCTTTTGATGCCTTCCCCCGGCTCATGGTTGAGTTTTAAGCGGTTTTGACGATTTCTGATGCACGGGGAGGGTTTTAGCCCGAATGTGGTTGTAATGTCAAGCATGGGGCGTAAAACGGTCAAATTTTTGAGATTCATGAGGAAAAGATCAAATTCGGCAACTGGAACGCTTAAAAACCATCCTGTGGGAGAACCTACCTTCTTTTATACCACACCGCATTGTGCATTGCTTTCGATTGCACGCGTCCGCGCACTCTCATTAATACCAAGGTGGCTGAAGGGGGTGTTGACCGCTCATATCCAATCCTAGAGCGAATGTGGGCATCGGTTTTCGGTGTGGTATGCTGTATCCCGCACATTACATTATCGCTTGGATTAGATGTGGAGCGTTTGAATTTTAGCCCGCTCTTTTTGAGGTTTTTGAATTTAAGCCCCTCCAATGACCTCCTAGCGCTTTGTCTTGTTTTTAGACATTACAAACAAACCTGAAAAATAGGGCTTGACAGGGTGAATCAGCGAATGATACACCTAAAACACCCCCCAAACCGCTTCCCTGCCCGCTTGAGGGCGGGCGAGGGACGGTTTGGGGGTGGGTTTTATGGTGTATTTCATTTGAACCACTATTGCACCCCCCATTTCATTGGGTTTTGTGAGTTTTGACCAAGTGGATCAGGAGGTATTGACCTAGTATTGAACCCCCCCCCTAAATTGCTGTAAGTCGTTGATCTGAACCAGGTCAATACTAGATCAATTGCTTTTGCGAAAAATAGGTATTGACCGGGTATTGACCTACCTAGATTTTGCAACACAGATCAAACCCCTATTGGTATTGGCCTAAACAGGGGTCATTGGAGCAATTGACCGGGTATTGACCGGGTATTGACCGCCTTGGAGCGTTTAAAAAGCACAAGCAATGCGCAAGGAGCTTGTTCAATCCGTTCAAAAACGGCCAAAATTTTGAACGAGTTGCCTCACAAAAAAACAAAGTTTGATGGCCAAAATCAAACCCTGAAAAATTTTTAGCCCTACTCGCGGAGTTCTTCCGCGATTCGTCGCTAAAGCCTTCTCCGGTTTCACGGGGAGGGCTTTTTTATCTCTGCTTAAACACCTTGGCAATCCAATCGGCGAGGGTAGGCGGAATCTTGGCGATTTCAGCGGAGGCTTGTTTGCGGGCATTGGATTTACTGCCGTGCTTTTTCCCCAATACATTCTTTCCCAGCGGCTCCCCGGAAGGCGTGAAGGGGTTCACGCCTTCCGCTCCACAATCCCGGCTGGTGAATCGTGCCCCATTTCCGGGCGCAGTCCTGCGCCCGGACTCGCTTGGCTGCTTCACGCCATCACCCGCCTGGTTTCCCGCAATCCTCGTAAAATCCTGGCCCTTGATGCTCCGGTCCGACCAGTTCATCCCGGCGGTTTTGTTGCCTTCGGATTTTGCGCCGTTGTTCAAATACCGGTGAAAATTCGTTGCGCCTCCGGGCCGGTGGGCTATTCCGGGTTTTGACCCTTCCCAAGCATGGTCCGCATTGTAATTTTCCCGAGTCGTGTCCCAAGACCCTTCTGGCGTCTTGCATAATTTGCCCGGTATCGGCATCAGCGCCGGAACATCGCCCCAAAGATAGAAACTCCCAAAATTCCACCGTGCTTTACCGACCCATCGCTGCGCTCCGCGCACGTTCTCGACGACCATCGGCACATGATGCCCCACTGCGGCGATTACTTCCCTCTGAATCCGAAAACACGCATCGAAAAGCGCGGTCAATTCTTTAACGTCGCGTTTGCCTTCGAGATATTCTTTTTGAATCGCTTTTGCTTTGCTCCACGGCATCGCCATATAACTGAAAGCCTGGCATGGCGGCGAGCCAACAATGCAAGTCGGCACTCCAAATTCTTTTACCAAATCCGCGCCGTTCATCGAACGCATGTCGCGCAAAATCAATTCGCCGGGATAAACGCCGTTGCCGTAGTTGTGCGCTTCGATGTCAAATCCAATCGCGCGATAACCGTTTGCAATGAATGCTTCGCTCCAGCCGCCGAGGCCGCAGAACAAATCAAAGACAATCGGTTTCACGCATTCGCTCCAATTCTAAATAGCAAATCTTTGCCCTTGCTGATTTTAACGCGCGAAACCAATTCATCAATCACTCTTTTACAGGTCGCTTCCGAAACCGAAATGTTATTCGTCGCCAGCCAGGATTCAAGGCGGCGTGAGATTTCGCCCTTGGATTCCCCATCGGATTTGCAAGCCGCGCAAAAATCATGCGTATTCATCGCGCAGATTTCGTTTATCTTGGAGGGTTTGCCGCCGATGAGTTTGCTGTCTCGCTTAGGCTTATCGTCCGACTCCGGTTCTTCCGGCGGGTCTATTTGCTCCCAGTTGATGCCACCAGAGCCGTGACGTAGCCAGAGGGTGATTGCGGGCGAGCCGTCCGGATGATGCGCCCAAGCCCGTTTACCGCGCTTGGCGAGCACCAGGCGGTAGGCGTTGTCACCCGCGGGCTGAATCAGCATTACCGCCCGGGAGAAATTCACCAGTTCGGAGCTACCTAGCCCGTCATACATCATGTCGTAAACCGTTCGTGGCGGCGCGTTCTTTTGCTGCTGAACCGGCTTGCCGGTATGATGCCCGCAAATCAGAACCGCTCCGGTTTCGAGCAAAACCGGCAAAAGCCAAACGCGAAAAAACAGCGAGGCTTCGGATTGCTTCCCAAAATCAATCCCAGCGAATGACAACATCGGGTCAACAATCACAATTTCCGC